CTATCTGCTTTAGTCATAAGCCCAATCGCTGGTATTGAAGCTAACGCACTACAAATTGCAGCTATTGCAGGTGGTGGAGCAGCTTTATCAGTAATCAAAACATTTGCAAAGAAAAAAATTAGTTAAATAAAAATTATCTCACTAGCACTGTATAATTAGATCAACAGGGCAAAGGAGGTAAATATGCCTAAAGTACCAGAAGAATGGGGTAATAATTTCTATAAGTCAGGGTGGCAACCAGGATTAGAAGTTAATGAACAGACTGGCATGGGTGAAATCACACATGTTGGAACAGACCCAAACTATAGAAACAAATTAGATTCTATATTACTTGAATGGGGGTTTGATCCTAAGCACTACCAGATAGAAGGTTCAGTTCGTGCATCTAGCTGGAATGTACAGCTTAAAGGTGGTAGAACAGAAACCTTTTATGCGTTTAAGGGTATCGTTAAAAAGAAAAGACCTGGACATGACAAGTATTTCCAGGAATTATTTAAACAAGCAAAGAGAAAACCACCTGTTACTAAAAAATTTAATGCAGGTGATACAGCGTTCATGTGGTTCATGAGTGATTGGCAGCTTGGAAAAAAAGATTATGGAGTTGAGAACACTATTGCTAGATACGACAGAGCGTTACAAGATGGTGTAAATCAGATAAAAGACTTGCGTAAGCTAGGTGTAAAGATAGATGAAATATATATGGTGGGATTAGGCGACCTCACAGAAAACTGTACACCACATTTTTACGAAAGCCAACCACACAATGTTTCTCTCACACTAATTGAGCAATACGCATTAGCTAGGTCTATGATTATGAAAACCATAGATACATTCTTACCTCATGCACCTAAATTGATACTGGCAGGTGTGCCTGGTAATCATGGTGAGATGTCAAGGACCAGTAAAGGACAAGTATCTACAAATAGATTAGATAACTCTGACACTATGCACTTGCAAATATGTGAAGAGATTATGAAGGCAAATCCAGAACGATATGGCAAGGTAGAAGTAAACATTCCTTCTGGATTTCATCAGACATTAATAATAAAAGGTAAGAAAGTTAGCTTTACTCATGGACACATGACTGGTGGTTCTGGTAATCCAGAAAATAAAATAGAAAACTGGTGGAAGGGTCAGATGTATGGATTCTTGCCACCTGGAGATGCAGAGATATTAGTTACTGCTCACTATCATCATTTAAGAATGAAACAACAAGGAGATAGAACTTGGTTTCAAGCACCTTCAATAGATAAGAGTATTGACTTTACAGAACGAACTGGTTTATGGAGTCATCCAGGAGTATTAACATTTACAATTAGTGATAAAGGTTGGTCAAACTATCAACCACTTTAGGTAAAAAGAATCTCTTTGTATGCTTTTTTATTACCTTTAAAGTCTAACTCTGGATAATACTTTATTGGATATTCTGGATTCTTCCAGATATCAGCTAGTAAATTAGCAGAGTACCATTTAGGGTCAGCATTTGCATTACTAAAATACATAATGCCAACCTTAACCTCCTTGTATCTGCTTCCCTTCCAGTTCATCTCTTGTAATTTGTAATAATCTGATGCTTTAAGTTTGTTCGTGCCTTTTACTTCAACAAAAAATATGTGTCCTTTTTGTACAACAATATAATCTGGTAGCAATAGTATCTCTGTTGCGTACCAAAACAAATCTAACTTATTTACTTTTGGGTCAGTACCTATACGAAGATAGTCTTTGTATTCAACTAACTCTATTTTTTTTAAGTAGTTTTGCATACCAATGTCTGCCATATCATCTCCACTATTTCTTGATTCATAGCTGTCTAAGTATGTATTACTCATTCCTCTTCTCCGAACATTTCTATCCAACACTTAGGGTGTGTGCCTGTAATCATTTGTTCTCTATAATCTCTGTCTAATGACTTAACTGCATCTTGTATGTGCATACCTTGATGAAGATAAAACATTTCCTGTGTGAATATTTCTACAGTTCCTGTTTGTTTACAATGTAAACACTTTTTTGTTTCAACAACATACTTATCTCCATTCTCAAAGTCATATATTTTATCTAATACTTTAAAATGGTAGCTCATCTTGATTACCTCCTTTTTCTGATGGTTTTACAAGTGCATGGCATGTCATCCATTCCCACTTGTAAATATTATCTTTATCTGTTTGTTTATACCTTTGTCCACAAAATGTATTGCCTTCTGTATCGGTATACATTTGTCTATCTGCACTACAAAATGTTCTTGCTTTACATGTTGTATCAGGTGGTGCAGGTATATCAAAGTTGTATTCAGGGTATCTCTCTTTAAGTTTTGCTTTTAATTTCTCAACATTAATTGAGATACCCTGGTCTTCTAAAGCCATTCTGATGGACAATCTGTATCTCCCCATGCAGTCCAACCACAACCATTATTGTTTTGATATGTGCTACAACTCCATGATGGTATCTTTGCAAAGCGTTCATCACTAGCTTTTTTCTCTCTGTTGTCTTCTATCCAGTCAGTTTCTCCACATTCTGGACATGCTCTAACAACCTTTTCTTCTATCTCGCCAAAGACTTCTTCTATAATATCTTTGTCTTCGTTAGAGTCATCAGTAACTTTTTTATACATATCTTCTGCTCTTGTCATAAATGTATCTATGTTACTTTTGGTCCACATCTCTACATCAGGACTAGCAACTCCATTATCTACCAACTCTCCATAAGCATTACTCTTAATTGTTTTGCGTAATGATTCGTTAGGTATCATAGCTGTAAGCAATGTGTTGAGTTGATTACCAATCTTACCAGTAGAACTCTTTGGCTCTGAGACCATTTCATCTATGACTTTATTCATAGCTTCTTCTTGTTCCTTAGTAGGTTTTACTACTGGTTTCTTTTCTACCTCTACTTTAGATACAGATTTACTCATCTCTTCTCTGCTTGGTCTAGGTTTGTTTGCACCTTGATACATCCAGTTACTTAAACTTCTGCCTAGCGAACTTGTTTCGCAGTTCTCCATCCAAGCATCAGCATTAGCAAATCCACCTTGTCCTTTGGTTTCCTGTGCAATACCAGTTGCAACTGGATGAGTGTCATTCATATCTTTATAGATAGCAGACTTTATTGTTACACAAGTTCCATCATCAGTTATGTGTACAACTTCTGTTTCAACTCTTCCATTTGGATAATCTGTCCAGAATTTTTTAAGTCTTTCTTCTACTGTTTCATAATTTTCTAAATTAAATTTAGCCATTATTCTTCCTCCTCTATTGATTCAATAATTTTATATACTCTTTGTCTTGTCATATTTAAAGTTTTTGCAATATCAATCGCACTAACTCCATTGTCAAAACAAAACTTAACAAAACCTGCTCGTTGTTTCATTAATCTATTTAATGTAAATTGTTTGTTATCAATTATAGTAGCTAGGTCTGACAATCTTTTTAACAATCGTTCTTCGCTTAAACTACCTAATCTTTTTTCTTCTAACTCTATTCCATTTGAATATGGAACTCCATCTATTATTTGAAATACCATTATTCCTCCTCTTGTTCGCTCTTAGCGTTTTTAATTTGCTCATCATAATCTTTAGCAAATATGTTAAGCAACGCATTTACTTTTTCTCCATCTAACTTAGTAAGAACTTTAGTCTTTTCAACTTTCTGTCCTCCTAAATTATTTGCTAACTGAATAGCCCAAGTCTTTAGCAACTTTGGTTGACTAAAGATATTACTATCCTTACTGCGTGGTGCAGTCATCTTATTCCTCCTTCTTGTCCTGGTCTGTTCTAGTTAGACTGTTCTAGTTCAACAATCTTGACTATAAACATACCTCCTAAGTCTTTGAGTTCTCTTACTTTGCATAACGCATCATGCTTGTTATCAAACTCCCAGTTCATATTTACTCCATATAAACTTAGACTCTGTACTTGATATATCATAGTTCTCCTATGTAATCTCCTATTTAATATTAGCCCTCTAATTCGCTTATGTAAATCTTTGTTGAATAATTTTAATGAGGTGTTAGGTAGTGTTCAACTAAGCCAAAGGGTAGCTTGTTCGTAGTTCTCTTACGATTCTATTCTACCTAACGATAATCCTCTAAATTGAATCTCCATTAAAGTAGTCTGATATTTGGAATCTCTTTAAGCATATCTCACAATACACTACATCTTCATCTCTATCTCCATTGATATAAGCGTTAGGCATTTCAAGTATATCGCTAAAGGTATGACTGCAATTACCAGGCATTATTCTTCTTCCCTTACTTCTGATATTGCTAACACGCTCATGTTTAATGACTTGTGTATCATGTCTATCTTCTCTTGTGTATGTTCTATAGCTTTATCTTCTGATTCAGCAGTAACATAATTAGTTCCTGATATAAGTACCCTATATTTTTTCATTATTCCTCCTCTTACTTTTCTATTCTTAAATGTTTTATATCACTTGGAATACTGCTATCGTTTAAGTTCCAATACTGAATACAAAAACAATTTACACAACCTAACTCTTGGTCCAGTTCTTCCATGCAAGTTATACAATTCATTATTCCTCCTCCAATACTCCAGTTACTCTTGCTAGTAACAATTCATCTTCTAATATATCTTTTTTTAATTCATCAAATATATCCATTATTCTTCCTCCTTTATTACACTTACGATTTTGATTTCTTCTTGAACATAATCATTATCAAAGTTTCCAATTCTGATATCTTCAAGATATTGTGATTGTGTGTGTTCATCATTAACTAAATCCCACACTTCGCTTTGTTGCAATCCATTAATGACATAAGTCTTCGTGGTTACTACTTCTACTGATACCTTACTCATTATTCTTCCTCCTCTTGTGTTTCGTTCATAAATTTTCCATACTCAAGAAAATATTTCATATCTTCCATTATGTGTTGTACAGTTTCTAATCTTCTGATGACATTAATACTGTCATCTTGTCCACCACTACTCCAGGAAACATTCCATTCTCCTGAACCACTAAACTCGCTTAGTCTTTTACTTCTACTAAGTGTAAAGTTATCACTACCCCACCAACCTTTAGCAGTATAACTGACTTTTACATGGCTATTAGTTTCATAGTATGTTCTTTGAATATCCTGTTTTGTTATATGAATATTCATTGATTCTCTTTTATCAGTCTTTAAATCAACTGAATCAAATATATCTTCCATTATTCTTCTCCTTTGTTTGTGTATATCTTTATATAACATGAATGACATAAATTTATTTCATCTATGTACCCATATTCTTGATTACATTCTTTGCATTTCATTTTTCTCCTTTGTTCTGTCCTATTTTATTGCTTGTTCTAGTTCTTGATATTTAGATTGTATTTCATTGTACATAGTTACCCATGCACCATGTAATAAATCTTTTCTTAGACTAGCTAACTTATCTGCCTTAAAGTTATTCTTCTCAGCTACTAAGAGTGCTGTCTTTATCTCTTTAATTGTTTCTTCCATTATTCTTCTCCTTTGTTTGTTTTGAGTCTAAGACTCCACAAGGACTCCAGGATAAAAGTCCTTGAAGAGTGTTAGGCGTGTAACCAATTAATGTTAGTTCCTCCATTCGCACCACCTCTGACATCTACCCCATCAATTTCAGCTCTTTTAAAAAATCCA